TTTTTAAAGCGTTTAAAAGCTGCTGCGTATGGCTCTATTGTTTGATTTCTTTGTTCGATTGTAAATGATTTCATTTCCTCAAGCCACCTCCAGCATTCCTCTTCGGAATCAAGATTGTGAACACACCAATAAACTTGGTGCGGATGTGATGCGAGATATTTGCGTATGCCAAACTTACCATTAGGTTGATGGCGTCCAATTTCGACATTCCATTGTTGGGGGTTTGTTATGGCGGGTTCACTCATATCTGATATTCAGCGTTTTACATAAAAAGCCTAAGCTTGGCTTGCAAACTGTCAAGAGCACTTTTCTTTAAGAGTTCTGAAACCTATCACGGTTAAAATTTATGACTATGTTAGTTAACTCGCTCTTAATCAAGTATGGTGATGTTCATACTTAATAATTGTAGATCAGCTTAATTTTCTTGATGTGGATGTCGGAGGCTTCAATGATAAGGTATTCATACTCGCCTTCAGGGTTTAATTCAAACTTTCCATTTTTAAAGGAGTATCGGTTATTTTGAATAGGAACGTATTTTGCCAATGGCATATCTTTTGCCAACTCGTTAAGTTTATTAAAACTACCGTAAATGGTTATTTGGGGTTTTTTGCTGTGCCAAGCCATTACCATTTCACAAGCTAAGCTAACATCATCAATAGTCGATTTATGTGTTGGAAGTGGACCTTCATACCCTTCGCCAGCCTCAATAAAACGATCAAATGATGTCAGGGCACGATTGCAAATCATCGTGCCTAAAAAATCCATAGGCTTGCTATGATCTACGTTGTCAAGCCATTCATTATTGTTGCTCTCATTGTAAGCGCCACCAATAGGCAGCATTGTTAAAATTTGTTTATTCATATCTGATGTCCGGAGTTTTTCATGGCGAGCCTAAACTTGGCTTGCCCTCTGTCAAGCGCACTTTTATCAAAGAAGTCAGGACAGCGATCACGGTTGAACTCCATGAGCATGTTAATCAACTCCCCCTTGGGCAAGTATGGCATCTGCTGCTTCATTAGCGCAATAGCCGCATTGGGGTGCATTAAGCCCTTCGGCAGACCTCGAAACTGCCATCCACCGGGAGGCGTATCAGTTCCATCAGGCATAGGTAATTCAGGAATAATACGCAATTCGCCTGATCCAGATATGTCTGGCAGCGTAACGCCACCATTACCCACATAAATTGCGTTGGATGGTGGGTAAATACAGTCTGGCAAGGTAAGGCAGCTTTCCTGAATACGAGGATGCTTTAAACCTTCAGCAATCGTCATGGAAACGGACTGATTACCAATGAAAAGCGAGCTTCCGGCAATGAGTTTTGCGAGGTCAAGCATGTTGCCAATTTTCACACGCTCAACGCTGCCAAACTGGCTGAAATCAGCATATTCCTCGTCCAGACCAACAAAAAGCAGGCGATTGCCGTAATGCTGGACGATTTTTGACCACGGGAAACTGTCATTGTGGTATCGCGGACTACGATTCACCACGATTCGACCATGTTTATCAAAGTCCGAAATAAGCAACCAAGGCTGGCTAACATCTGGCATATCGTCAATGAAACCAAACATCTTGGCATGAGTGGCATGAACGGAGGCAAGATTTGAGGTTCCGTCGTGGATTCGTCGGTTGCGAAAATCCTCGGAACGCCAGTCGCATTTATCAGGCCGTCCAATCTTAACCTCTTTGATGATAGGCTGGCTTTCAAGGAATGGACGGATGAACTTTTCGCGGGCCACAATCCCCTTGGTCAGGCCATCATCCCACAAGTGGTATATTGCTGGATTACCTTTGTGAACCAGCGTGGCGAGGGAGACAACACAGTCCCCAAGATCGCCTGACGAAGAAACAACGACAGAATCGCCGCTTACAGGGTAAGCTCGTCCAGCCACATCATTGATTTCAACTTTCTCGAAGGCTCGATACTGACCTTTGTAAGGTTTTTCCACGAAGTTCCACGCCACAGTATCCTTGAACACCTCCTCGGTGCAATGGACGCCAGAAATGCCGATGTGTTTGGATCGAGAAGCAGTGGGAACGATGCAGTGAAGATCGTTCTTTGGCATGACGCGAAGCTGAATGTTCCAATCCCAACCGCTAGGCGAATTGTCAGCAGCACCACTGGAATAGTCGAAATCCCAATTGTCGCGGAGATGTTTGACCCACGAACCAGCGTCCACCATCCAGATGTTACCCGTGAACTCCGTTGTGCGATGCCAAGTTGCGGGGTTGTTGTCAGCATTTTTGCCCACCCATTTGGCGCAAGCAGCCATTGTTTTGTGATACCAAGAGTTTTTTGACGCCTCGAAGAAATTCAGCACATCCGGCGATACCAAGAAGTCGTCCTCGCCAAGTATCACATATTTTGCTCCCTCAATGCGGAAACAGTGATTAAAAAGATTCCAAGGATTGCGAAGAACGCCTAGCTTCTCCTTGTTGAAGTGCTTGATAACCGGCGCGGGAGACTTGGCGGTAAACTCGTCAATTACCGCCACGCATTCATCGCGCTTGTCGGTAGGCTCGATAAAAAAGTGAACGGCGGAAACAATGCTTAGGTCAGTTTTAAGCCATGAATCAAGCGTAGGCTTGAGGTATTGCGGACGATCAGCGCAAGTAAACGCGAGAATGGTCTGGTTTTGCAGCTTATCAAATACCGACTTACCATGCTCGTAGCGTTCTTTGGAGTTGGATTTGCGGGCCACTTCGTCCTCCGCGCCATATCCTTGCGAGGGATTTTTATGGATGAAGCCAAGGTTCACTTTACCGCCCTGCGTGGCATCAACGTAGCCCCAGCGTTTTGCTACTTCCGTGAACCAGTTGTCGCAATAAACTGACTTGAAAAGAGGGTGGAAAAAATACCCCATCGCATCATAGAAGCGTCGGCTTATGAGAGGGTGGCAAATCAACTCATCTTTACGATGCAGGTCGCCAACATGGAGGATGTCAGCACCGTTGCACATGTAGGACTCGATGATCTGATCCCAAGATGGAGGACAATGCCAGTCATCGTCCAAGCCAATCAGGATGTCGCCGGTAGCATGTTTTGCTGCTTCGTTCCATACAGCGCAGGCTCCTTCATGTCCATTAACAATCACAGCATCAGGAAACGCTTTTTGGGATTCGATGTCATCGTGGTCAACAGCCGTGATAATCTCGATGTTGGCGGAGTTGTCCGCATTGTCGAGCCATAGCTTTTGACAGGCTTTGGCGGCTTCGGGGCGACGAGTGGCGTGAAGGAGTGAAATGGTCATGCTATTTGATGGTCGGTGCTCATGGCAAGTGTTTAATCAAATTAGCCCACTCACCACGAATTTTGGCAATCTGAAATTGTATTTCACTACGTTTTTTTTCGTAATCCAACTGTAGAACGTTTAAATCTTTTTCCAGATTTTTGATACTTGGAACAATGGTTCCGAAAATGTGTTCTTTGATTTCTTGGGAAGTCATATTTGTTTCGCCCACCCACCTCCGAATGAAATGAGTCGGCTTTCAGGAAGCATACTCTGCGTTGGCTTCTTCGTCAAGAAGCCGAGATCAAACTCTCTCATTCCTTGACGGGGGCGTATGACGACAGCGGCCTTTTCATTGGAGGAAAGACCGTGGCGAACACGAGCAACGTGAAGGCACATCAGAGCAGAATCGGCCAAGTCAGGGCTTTTTTTAGTCCTCAGCCGCATGTCCTTCTTTGACTCGATCTGCACCACATTTGCCTTCTCCTTGTAGGTTCGGGCACAAAGCTCACCAACCACGTCTGGCTTTAAGCCTCGAAGCTGACCAGTTCTAACAAGCTCTCTGCCCACATACCAAAGTTCAGACGCCATGTTGAAGAATCGCTCATGTCCGAGGCGGGAATCGTTGCGAGAAACTGACATATTGGACGCTCGACCAGAAAAGCATACGTTGATGAATCCAAGGCCGATGTCTCTGGCAATAAGGGCTGAGAAAGGCTCGCCACCACCAGTCGCATCAATGGCGAAGTTTCGGATGTCAACCTTGTGTTCTGCCAGCTTTTCTTTGGTCAGCTTAACCACCCACTCAACCTTAGAAATGGTCTTGTTCGTGATGTCGTCATCAAGGACATAGATTTGTGTTAGTTCAAACACCTTCTGTCTCGTTTGAGTATCCACGTTGACAGCGACGCCAGATTTACCGATGGCGAGAGCTGCGCGGTCGCCCCCATGCACAAAGCCGGGGTCAAGAGCAGCCACCATTGTTGGAGGTTCAACCCATGCCGTAACTGGTCTGTCCGCGCCATACTTGACAATTTCTGTCTCGGTATAGATGGAATCAAGGTCGCCAGCAGGACTCCAGTAGCCTCGAATCTGTTCGTAGTAGCCTTTGGTCTTAGTGCCGATAGGTCCAATCTGTTGCAGCTTTTCCAGCGTAAGCAGACCTTTCCAGCGTTCCTGACCGATCACGACGTTTGGCGACCTCTCACCGTCAAACCGGATGCAGTAGCCCTTTAGGCCGAATGGCTCGATTTCTGTCTCCCATTCGGTGTCATCCTCGGTGATGGTTGACCAACCACCCTTGGGCCGTGAAATGATACCACCCGGATCGTAGAACGAGTTCGGGTTAAACGCGCCTGCCAGCTTGCATTGCTTATTGGCGGTAAGGTTATTGAGCACCGTATTAAGCAGGGAGTGCTTGAGTGTGGCAAACTCATCACCCATCACGATCATTCGCTCGGCCTTAGTCCCTTGGAGCTTGTCGGCAGATTCTTTTTCTGAAGAGCTTTCTGAGGCCAAAAGGACGATACCCCGCGTTTCGGATTTAACCCCCTGAAAGTCATAACGAATACGGTTCTGCGAGTCCACTAGCTTGCCCGGCATGACGTTGGGGCCAAAGAACTTCTCAAGGTGAATCCAGATGAGCTTGATTTTGCCCCATACCTTGTCCTTAGCGGCTGCAACCGTAGTCGATGTGACAATTACTTTGGTATCCTTTGGGAAAAGGAAGAACCACATGGCACCGATGAGTGCTAGGGATTCGGTCTTACCAGAGTTGTGATTGATGAATCCCTGAGCGAAGTAATGAGCGGGTCCGGGGACGGTAACATCGTAGAATTTCTCCTTGCCGGACTCAATAATACTGGTTATCTGTGTATATGACACCAACCCCTGATTTGAATCGCATGAGCAACGAGCTTCGCCGTGCGAATGGCGCTTGTGAACGCAATCGTGATCTTGTTCTTCAAATGTATCAAGACGGCGAAAGCATGTGCCGGATTGCGAAATCCATTCGGACAAAACCTCAACTAGTGTCTGCATTCCTTCGTCGGAATGGCTTTGGAGTTGAGGGGCAATACTTTCCAAGGCGGATGCCAAAGAAGGAAAAGCATTATGCTTGGAAGGGTGGCCGTGTGGTAAATCAACAAGGCTACATTGAGGTTTATGCGCCAACCCATCCAAATCGCCGCAAGCACACTCCTTATATTCTTGAGCACCGACTTGTGATGGAGTCAATGATTGGACGCTATCTACTTCCAAACGAGGTTGTTCATCACAGGGACGGCAATAAGCAGAACAACATTCCTGAGAATCTTCAGCTATTCTCTGAGAACTCGGAGCATCTTGCTTTTGAGTTGAGGGGAAAATGTCCGAAGTGGACCCCTGAAGGTATTGAGAAGCTAAAAATGATTTGGCACGATCCTCGCCCAAGAAAAGGGAGGAATCGTAATTCAGAATCTCATCCCCAACCTTCATCTCTTCCAGACGTTTCCATCCAGAAGGCGTGAGGAAACGATGCTTGGAGGTGCAGCGAATCTTGTTTCCATTAGCTGCTGTCACCTCGAAGATTTCGGCCTCGCCTTTGAGGAAAGGAACTTCGGCCTGTTTTGGCCCTTCCAGTGTCATCACGACCGGGGCTATGTTGTTTTCGCACAGCCAACCAATTTCGTGCTCCTTTCCTGTTGTTGGGTCTAGTAGCTTTGTCTCATAAGGTACGCAGGATTTATGCCCCGCAATCGAAAGAATGTTGTGCTTGTAAAAATTGTCCAGAATCCGCATGGCATTCGGATTCCATTCGAAGTAAAAAATACCTCTTGGATCACCAAAAACAATCTTTGTGAAGTTTACAAAATGCTGCTGCCAAGAAACTAGCTTATTTCCCGGCAGCGACTTCATCCGCTCGTAATCACGCAGGATGCAAAGCTCGATATACCAATCAGGACAGGGTATGATCCTGTTCTTTGGTCCCCACGGTTTGTTGGGCCAGACGCGCCCATATTTGATGACGCGGTTATCTGCTGTTTTGCCTGCCATTTACGGCAGATTAAGCGTCAAGTTTAGATTTGCAAATTACTTCTCGCAAGCCTCCCAAGCGTTAGGGTTCCATTTGCCGGTCAGGGGGATGGAGCGGTTGATTTGCCAATGAGTCTTAAGCTCGGTCCACGGTATGCAAGCCCGGCCATTTATTTCGACACCCGCTGCCTTGACGCATAGGACTTGCATCCACCTAGTTCCGTTTGCTCCAGCCGATGAGGATAACAGCACGCTCTGCGGTGGCACATTCTCCGGCCCAAGCTGCACCTTCGGCTTCTTATCGCGCCATTTGAGGACGCGGTAGGCTATGATGTCACCAAGTTTGTTTTCGTGACTCCAACGATATGTTGACGGATGAGGTGCGCAAGGAATGGTCATCTTGTCCTCTCCGCGATACCTGAATTCCCACTTTTCTACCTCCTCGTCTTTCAGCGGGCACTCGCCGCCGCGCCACTCGATCCACGGAGGAGAGTCGTTGGGTTTGATGCGGTATTCTGTTCCGCTTTCAAAAGCTGGAGATGGGCAATCTTGCCAGATATTGCGTTCGTGATTAAAGGACTGAATCACCTTTCCCTCCGCGTGCGCTTTTTTAAGTCAGCGTAGGGATCTAATCCCTGCATCTCTTCCTTGAGCACTTGGCTGGCGGCCTCCTGCATTTCGCTGGTTAGCTCGACTTGATTTTGAGCAAGGGTTTGGATTGGCAGCGTGAAGGGCTTTGACTGCTCGGGAATGTTTTTCTCAATCCAATCAGCAGCGAGACGGAGTTGTGCGGCGGTTTCGGTGGGTGTCATATCAAAGGCTGGCGAGGTGTTTCTTGACGTATTCTTCAGCTTCTTTCTTGGCAATTTCAGCGGACTCAACGGGCGATCCGCATGAATTGTAATACGGTATTTTGCTATCCCATCCAGCAACCCAATACCAGCCTTTGAGTTTTTGCCAACCTCCACCCAAGGCGTAAACAGAAACGTATTGCTTTTCCCCGTCGTGGTATCTGAATCCTTGCGGGCCAGACCCAACCGCTCGAAGTCCTGTTTCACGCGGGTTTTTCTTCCAGCGAAGTTTTGGTTTCTTTTGCTTGTCGCTCATATCGAATTCAACCTTACGTTAATTGGTGAATGGTGTCAATCGAGTTTAGAGTAGGTTCGGCGGATGGGGTCGTATTACTCTTCCTCTTCGGCCTCTCGCTTGGCAAAACCGGCTTTGCAGTTTGTGTTTTGTTTATGATGAATGACAGGGTTCCTTTGCTTGATATGCCGAATTGAACCATCGTATTTTTGAAACCATTTTGTTTATAGAACTCGATCACTGCCTCATGGTTGTGCTTTAAGGTATGCCTTGAAGTCTTCCAAGCGTGAGAGTGGCGATCCTTTGCAGGTCGATCCATCATGTTTTCTGATTGACTGCCTAATGCAATGTTGTCGGGATGATTGTTGGCCGGATTTCCATCCAGATGCCGACACACAATGTTTGGCTCATAAATCGCTTCCCCAAACTTAAACCACGCCACAAAACGATGAACTTGGCATTTCCTTCTGTCCTTTTTAGGGCCGAAGGAAAACACTAAATGCCCGGATGAATTGCGATTCTGTGCGTAAATTTTGCCGTTCGGACCTGTGATTACAGAACCATCATTTGCTACGGTGTATCCCCAACTGGAGGCCAGTTTTTCGTTTCGGTTTGGTGTGTAAAATGGTTTTTTCATTCTTCAGTTCCCCTCGGTTCAAATCGGAAGTAGCGCATGTTGGCACGAAGCGGAACCCTCTTTCGCCGCTGGCCGTTGCGGGTCTTTTTCAGGAACAGGTCGCGATCATCAGTTGGTTCGTCTTCCTTCTTTTTCTGCCACGGCTTCTTTGGTTCCTTGTCTTCAACATCGACAATCATCCAGAAGTTGTCCGCATCCTGCTCGATGGCGCGGGATTCTCGGGCCTCGTTGGCGTCATTAAGCTGTGATGGCATCAGGAAGCAAGCCCCGGTAGCCTTGGCGCATTGTTTGGCCGTTTTGGTGATGTGAGCCACCTCACGCTCTCGGTTCGCGGTGTTTTCAGCCGTCGAGCAAATCTGGATGTAGTCGATCACGACAATGTATTTCTGGCCCGGTTTCCGCTGTTTTGAGCGCCGGATCACAGCGCGGCAAATCTTCTCGATGGTCAAGTTCGCTGAATCAATCACCCGCAGGTTCCATTGGGCCACCTTTGCCATTTTAGAGGTTAGGCTCAGTTGCTCACCTCGGGTAAGCATTCCGAGCTTCATATTTTGAGCATCAACCCCCGCCTGAGAGCACAAAAGACGCGTCACCTCCTGAATATCCGTCATTTCCACGGTGAAGATGTCGCAAAGATGGTCGTTGAGGCAGGCATTCTCGACAATCTGGCGGCAAAGGGCGGATTTACCCTCCGATGGCTTGGCGGCAATGACGGTAAGGGTGCCGTCCTCCAAACCGCCCGAATACTCGTCAAGTTTGAGAAATCCAGTCGAGACTCCGGGAATCCTGCCGGGGTTCTTTGCCCGCTCCTCCATTTGGTCAACAACCGCGTGAATGATGTCGGGGAGTGGCCTAAATTCTACATCGGGGCTTCCGTCATCAAGGATGGCCTCATTTACAGCCTTTTGGACCCCTCCGAGTATGTCCATAGCGGAAACGTCATCCGACTCGTTAAATCGCCTTATAGCGTGAATTCCAGCGGCACAGGCGTGAATCATACAGCGGAACTGGTAATTCCGTTTTAGAATTTCTGAATAGTATGAAAAATGTGACGGTAGGATCGCAAACGAGTAGAGGTCTGAGATGTAATGAGGTCCGCCAATCTCGTCCAGCTTGCCCATCTCTCGTAAAACGTGCGTAATTGCCATCACATCAACCGGGAGTCCTTTATTGAACTGGTTGATGATCGTGGAGTAGATCAGACGGCGCGAGGGATGGTAGAACTGCTCGGCAGGAGGAGCCTGCTCGCACCAGTTGGGATTGAAGAACAGGCACGAAATCATGCCTTCCTCGGCCTCCTTTGAGGCGGGAAGAGGGGCGTTTAGCGTGGCGAGGAGTTCTTCGGTGGTGAGGTTTGTCATAGATTTTCTTCTATTGCTTCGACTGAGGCTTTGATGAACTCCGCCGCGACTTGGGGAACGATTGCATTGCCGTAGCCTCTGCCGCGCAGCACCACTGATTCGGAAATCCCATCAACCAGCCAGAAAATCTGGGATTTGGAATCATCCCAATGCAACTCTCGTTTGATCTTATCTGCATTACTGTTTCCAAATTGGGAAAATACTGAAACCTTTTTTTCCAAGCCTTGAGAGTAACCTTGCTGGCAAAAGCTGAGCAAGCTCTTGGAGTGGGCCATCCAGTAAAGTCTCTGCCTGATATGCGGAGCGCCGACGCCCGCAGCGCACAAATCGGCTCCTGCCCTTGAATATCCCATTGTTTCCAAGTCAGCAAATACTCCGGCGAGCCAATTCCTTCCAGCCTTGCTCGCAACTTGCTCTCCAAAGACCGCTGGAGGCTGACACTGGCGGATAAGTTCTGCAAAGACGGGCCAGAGATGGCGCTCATCTTCGGTTCCTCGACCTTTCCCAGCAACACTGAAGGGTTGGCAGGGACAGCTTCCTGTCCAGACTGGACGATCTTCTGGCCATCCTGCAAGTTGCAAGGCGTAGCTCCATCCTCCGATTCCAGCGAAGAAATGACACTGAACGTAGCCTTTGAGGTCACTAGGGCTGACATCTTTAATGCTTCGCTCATCAACGTGTCCATCAGGGATTGCTCCATTTTTGATGAGTTGTCGGAGCCATGCGGCTGTTTTGGGGTCAAATTCATTGTAGTAGTTCATTTCTTCCCTTCCTGATAGTTGATTGCCCTGTCGATTTCCCCCTGCCAGTTGTTGAGAAGCGTCCCAAGGTCTTTACGGAGGTATGGAGAGCCTGACTGCGTGTAGAGCCATTTCAGCGCCTCCCACTCCTCATCTTTGAATTGGAAGTGGGATGACACTTCCTTCCAAGCTCGCATTTCCTTTTTCGACCAAACAGTAGATGGTCTGCGATTGAACCAAGACGCCACTTCAAGCATTTCGGGTGTTGGATTCCAAGATGGACCTCCAAACAAATCCTCATTATTAGATTCTTCTGCTTCTTCTTCTTCCTTCTGCATGGCATTACCCGCGTTTCGTAACGCGTTACTGTCGTTACATGCCATTACAGCCTTTTTAGCTCGGTGTCTCTGAACCCGAATCCGGGTGGCCTCTCGGAGTTGCTCGGCATCACGCATGGCACGATACATCTCGTAGTTGAGGATTTTCCATCCGTATCCATGCCCCTCAAGTCGCTCAATTCGACGGCCTTTGTGGTCTGGAGTCTTGGAGCGTGGGTCGGGCGATGAAAGCTCTTTTAGCCCCCATTCAACCTCATCAACGGTCGCCCCAATGCGTCTAGCAATGGCTGTGTCTGTCATCATCACATTCCCTGAAGCGTCGGCGCAGAGAAGCAGGTCAGTGAAGAAATGACGCAGCTTGCGATTATCTGCGATGGATGAGTCTAAAATTTGAGAGAAGAGTTTGACAAACATACCGTTCTTGTATCGTGGTGTAACGTTACAGTCAATTACATTGTTCATATTTTGCCATAAAAAGGCCCTCCCCACGCAAACAGGAGTGGAAACCGGAAGACGGCGGCCCTGTCAGGTGGGGAGGATGTAAGTTTAAGTTTCAAGGTCTTCTAGGCTTGCCGTTTCCACGCGGCTTTACTTGCCTATACCACAGCGCAAAACGCTGTCAAATCACTCAGGCTCACCAATCTGGCATTCAGCTGTGTAAAGGTGCTCAAGGGACTCGAAACGGGGCAGTTCTTCGCAGGGTTTCTGGAAAGCTGCGTCCACGCTCAACACTCGGTTGTTAGGCACGGCGGCAAACCATCCCTGCTCAACCTGAAGGACATGAAGCTGTTTATGTTGTTCAAAATCGTTGGCCAGCGCATTACCCTCGAAATCAATCGTGAATAGATAGCGAGATGCGAGCCTTGCCGGGTATCCTTTGACGCCACGCACGTTCAGCAGTTGGGCGTTACCGCGTTTCCAGAGGCCAAACTCATGAACGGTGAAGTGCGATGAGAAGGTATCCCAAGGCTGAATAAGCTCCACGTCTGGCATTTGGCATTCCTTCCAGCACAGGGCTTGGATCGGAAGGCAGAACATGGCACCAGCGCAATCAGGCTCATCAAACCTTACCTGAAACTGGAGGCTCGCTGCTTCCTGACACCGAACTCCGAGGATGTGGGCCTTCAGGTATTGCCCTTTGCCGGTCAGGTGATTCTGCGTGAACTCTTTGCGGACGAGGCAACGGACGATGGATGGCGTGTCTGAGAGAATGTATGGCATGGTATTGAGCCTCGTTGGTCATTGAAGAAAGGGAGCGAGTTTGGCGAGGGTTGTCTCACATTGAGAGTCGATAAGACCACCGCATTCGTAGTTTTTGAGAATGTCCATCAAAACCTTGCTGGCTTCACGTATTGCTTCGCGCATCTTTTCGTTCTCTCGCCTGCGAACGCAGTTTGGACGCTGGCAATGGTCGCCGCAGGTGTGGATTGATCTCGCTGTCAGATCGTCAAGTTGGGATTGAAGGGCAATGTTTTCGCGTTCGAGTTGGCTAGCGAAGTCGGCAGCCATCGTTTCTGACACAAAATGGCCTGCATGCCATTTAGCATCTGTCCTCGGTGTCGGTATTTCAGTTTCGTTCATATCTTTGTTGGTTAGTAGTCAAATCCAGTGCATCCGCGCCATTTGACAATGTCTTGAATGTGG